TAATCTTGGTTCGTAATAGTTCTGTAAGTCTTTGTTTGGTGTTCATACGATTCCTTTAATGTATATATGCAATTAAAATGTTTACAATCTTTAAGGCTTTTCTGTTGGCCTGTACTGGGTGTTGTATAAATATCTGTGTAGGTTATCAGAGTGGTATGGCTTTAAGGAAGCCTTAGCCCGAAAGAATTCATTATGGAAACCAAACTATATCAAACCAAAATCACAGTAGACGGACATTGTCTGGATCTGTTATTGACTGAAACAGAATTAGTAGAGGCCCATGCACGGGCAACATTACCTGCCAATCTAACCTTGTTAGGAGATGATTGTTGTTCGTGTTGGCCCGTAGAACGAGCAAAATGTGGACTATGGGACAGATTATTACATCGTTGTGATTGTGAAAATACCGCTTGACAAATGTAATAAAGTCACTATAATATAGACAAAAGGAGATCAATATGGAAAATGTAATATTCAGTGCAGAATTTTTTCTTGGAGCCAGTACGGTTGGAATGGTATTTGGAGGATACTGGTTATGGAATAACATAACCCGGCATGGTGATAAATTAGAAAAAAGAATGGACGACGAGGCTCGTTGGCATTCAGATGATCTGGCCCGTATGCGTCGTGATTTAGATGACGCAATTAATACCTCAAACACTGCTGTAAAAGAAGTTCTTGCTCGTATCGATACAGTAAATTCCGAAATAACACGAGATTGTCTTGATCGATTCAGAGAGATAGATCGTCATATCGACGTTCAAGTTGATGACATATCAGGACAATTAAACGATTTGCGTCAAGAATTTGATGCACGTATCATCGGCGAGGCTCGTAATGTGCAACGAATGGTAGACAGAAAACTAGAGTCTCAAGTTGAAGCCTAATTCACAGAAAGGAATTTAAAATGGCAAATGTACGCATTGTTCGTCTTACAAGTGGGGAAGAGTTGATTGGAGAGTTTACTAAAACTGAAACCGGCGTATCCGTAAAGGATCCGTGTGTTTTGATTCCTTCACAAGAAGGAAAGTTATTGTTTGTTCGTTGGTTGCCCTACGCCAAAACAGACAAAGGAGTTGAAGTAGCGGATTCTCATGTCATGTTTGTTTTGGAACCTCAGAAGGAGTTAGAAGAACATTATACTGGTGCCATTACTAACAATCTGTTTGTTCCCAAGTCTAAGATTGCAACTCCCCCATTGAGTCTGGCAACCTGATTTGGATTTAAATCCCAGTCAAACTAACACCGAGTAACATCGGTGTTTTTTATTCCCGTAGCTCAGAGGATAGAGCAACGGTTTTCTAAACCGTTGGTCGCTGGTTCGAATCCAGCCGGGAATGTTTAAGTTTAATACAAGGACGAAGAACCACTAGACAAATTTGTGCTTTGTTGAACAGAACTAGATGTTATTTTATCTGCATCTTGTTTGTATAGGTTAATCAAGGTTCTATTATTGATGCTTACAACAGGCAACGAAAGAGTATCGGCACGGTCTGTGGCAGTCACTAAAACATATTCTTTATTTGCTTTTTGTTCTACGGAAATAACTCTAAATTTAACATCTGCTATTTCCAATATGCAATTATATTCGACTCCATTTTGTTTAAAAGAATTTGATCCGATAACATTATTTGTGATTAAAAATTCATTTTTATTGAAAGTTTTTACACCAGGAACAGATGCCTGAAAAACTGGAATAGAATCAAATCTTTCACTCAAATATTTTCCTGGAGTCAACGACAGTGCAGTAGTAGATACTAACATTCCATTTTTAAACGAAATAAAAGTATATGTTCCATCAAAATTTCTTTCATCATACGAATAAGATGAATTAGAAACAACAAACGAGTCTCCTGGTTTAAAGTATAGTGATGAAAAATAATCGGAGACTATATTGGAAGAATATACACTATCTTGTGTGGGACTCTTATAAAAATCCCAAAATACAGATTTAGGCGATCCGTCCACTACAGTAGGGATTGGGGTTAATTTACATCCTTCTGTTTCTAAACTTTGTAACTGGTAACCCGCACTTACACCCAATCCCACCAGTTCCAGTGTTTTAACGTATCCGTATCCAGTCTTATCTAATGCAACTGGTTTATAACTAGGATTTCTCGATTGTTGACTTTGACGAGAATACAACATATAGTAGTATTACGATCCTATGTAAATAAGTCTTTGTTTGTCTGGATCAATGTCTGCGTAACAGTAAATAATATTAGTACTATTACAATCCAAGAATAATGCCTCACCGGGTTCTAACGGATAGGCTTGACTTTTATTCGTTAGTATGGCTTCGTTTCCAACATAAACAGTCGAAGTATTTGTGGAAGGAGCCTTTATGTTTACTCCAGTTTTATAAACTAATGTGGACGTTGTTGTTATTGGTTGAACTGTTGTGCCAGTAAACAGAACTCGACCGTTATGAAGTCTATTTGATTTAACTATTTCGGTTACTTTAACATTTATTCCATTAGTTGATAATTTATCGTTGATTGAAGATACGGTAGAAGTATTAGTGCGAATATCAGACAAGTATCCAGAAACAGTACCAGTACTTCCAACAAGTGAATTGGTTATTAGAGTTAACTGAGAACCAAATGTTCCACCAGCAGACAATACATTGGTAGAAACTGTATTAGATACTGTGACACTGCCTGAAATTGGTGCGTGATTTAATGCACCAGTGGTTCCGTGCCAACGAATTAACACAGGAGATTCCAGTGTAGTTCCGCCCTGAATCTTCAGTGCAGCACCCGCATCATTGGTTACTCCGATTGTAGACGACACATTAACAGTAAACGTGAAACCAGAATTTACTAGATTCACATTGACTGCATCACCAGATCCTCCTATTTGCGTAAGAGTTGATCCGTTGTAATAATGTAAAATACTTGGAATCCAAGATTGACCAGTTGGTCCGTATATTTTAACACTGTCCGCAGTGAATCCTATAAGACCGTTGGCAAGAGACAATCCGGTAATAGTAGTTCTGGTGTTTACATGATCTATGCCGTAGGCAAGAGGTCTACCTCCTGTTATAGAAATTGCAGTGGCGCCGGATATTCCAAATATACCAATGCTGGTGTTGGCGAAGTTTACTGTTCCTGTTACTGCTACTGGAGTTCCCCCAGAAATTCCTTGAACTGTTCCTGTAACTAAAATATTACTACCAGTACCAGTTCCTTGAATCCATAACGCATTATTGGAAGTATTTCCAACTGTAAATGTACCCAGGCCGTAAACAGAACCAGTAACTCCTAGTAAAAAGCCTGCACCTGAATTCCCGTTAAACGACTTTACATCTACCGGCATAGGATATTCTGTGCTTACTCTGCGAGAAACGTTTTCGTTTCCCCAAACCATTTTACTTAGAGGCAAATGAATATCTGGAGTAATACCAGAAGTATTGTAGTCTGTACCTAAAATTGCGGTTCCATCGTAAACAGTTACTGTTATATTATTATTTACATCGGCAGTAGGCATTGTTTAAGAGTATCCTTTTCTTTTATTATATATAATGCTTTACATATTAACTTTTTATGATATATTAGTGTTCTATATGAAACAAACTCCTACAGCAACCAACTTAACAAAAGAGACATTTTCTAAAAGAATAGAAAAATACGTGGAAGAGTTTAACGCATCATACATTGATGCAGTTATGGCCATATGTGCGGAATACAGTATAGAATACGAGTCTGCGTCAAAATTACTCAATAGGCCTATTTTAGAACATATCAGAGAAGAAGGAAAAGAAATGAATTTACTTCCAAAAATTCTTCTTAAAAGCAAAAAATTACCGTTTTAAACGTCTTGACAAAACGGATTTCTAGGATATACTAAATACCTTGAGAACACAGGGAGTTCCTGTGAATCACTATAGGCCGAAGTAGATCTTCGGGGTTAACGAAAGGAAACATATGAGTTTTAATGATTTAAAGAAAAAGTCCAAAGTCACGAATTTAGATGATCTGATCCGTAAAATGGACGATCAGACCAAGAAAGAGTCGTATAAGGATGACCGTTTTTGGCGTCCAGAATTAGATAAGTCTGGGAACGGATTTGCTGTTATTAGATTTCTTCCTGAAATAACAGGAGAAGATTTACCCTGGGTAAAGTACTACACTCATGCGTTTAACGGACCAGGTGGTTGGTATATTGAAAATTGTCTTACTAGTCTGGGTCAAAAAGATCCAGTAAGTGAACTTAACACTCAGTTATGGAATTCTGGAGTGGAAAGTGACAAGAATATTGCCCGAGAGCGAAAACGAAAGGTCAACTATGTAAGCAATATATACGTTGTATCCGATTCGGTAAATCCTCAGAATGAAGGAAAAGTATTTCTGTTTCGTTACGGATCAAAGATTTTTGAAAAACTTCAAGAAGTAATGAAACCCGAGTTTAAGGACGAAGAGGCAATTAATCCGTTCGATTTCTGGAAAGGAGCAAATTTCCGTTTAAAGATTCGTAAGGTGGCAGGTTACACCAATTACGACAAGTCTGAATTTGATTCTGCTTCTTCTCTTTTGGGCGGCGACGATGTTAAGCTAGAACAATTGTGGAAGTCAGAACACTCGTTGAAAGAGTTTATCGATCCTAAGAATTATAAGACATACGACGAACTTAAAGATCGTCTGTATGAGGTTCTGGGTGGAGATATTCGGGCATCTGCAACTAATTCTGCTACAGTAGAGTCTGTTGACTCAGAAGAATTGCAAGAGAAACGTTCGGTTCCAATTAAAAGTAAAAAACCAGTAGCAGAAGAAGATGTTTCTGAAACTACTGATGCACTAGACTATTTCAGTAAACTAGCAGACGATTAATTTATAAATATTTACAGTTTGTTAGACCAACCTCCCGAGTAGTCTGGGAGGTTGTTTTATATACGTCGAAAAGCT